CTCCACAACCCGGAGAGCGCCCCGGTCGCCGCGCCCGCCGACGCGCCCGCCGCTGCGGTCGCCCCGGCCCCGACCCCGTCGCAGGCCCTCACTGGAGGAATGGGCGCCGACATGAACCGAGGTCCGGTGGTTTACGGGGGCGCTGGCGGTGACGCGGTCATCAGCGGTCACACGGGAGACCGGGCGTGAACTACAAGGACGCCAGAGCCGAAGCCCTCGCCCTCTGGGCGACCATGGAGACGGAGCGCGCCCGCTTCATGGTCAGCTGGCGCACGATCGCGAACTTCGTGGTGCCCTGGCGCGGCCGGTACCTCTGGAACCGGCAGCCGGGCCTCCCCGACGACCAGTCCCTCGGCTCGGACATCGTCAACTCCACCGCCGGCGGGTCGCTCCGCACGCTCGCCGCCGGGCTCATGTCCTCGCTCACGAACCCGGCGCGGCCCTGGTTCCGGCTCACCACCGCGGACCCGACGCTGTCCGAGATCGGGTCGGTGCGCGCGTACCTCTTCACGGTCCAGCGCCTGCTCGAGTGGATCTTCGCCCGGTCGAACGTCCACAACGAGCTCCACAACTGCTACCGCGACATGCCCGCCTTCGGGATCTCGCCACTCCTCATCGACGAGGACGAGAAGGAAGTCCTCCGCTGCCACCTCCTGCCGATCGGATCCTACGGCCTCTGGTCCGACAGCGCGGGGCGCATTGACTCGATGGGCCGGAAGTTCTACTACACCATCCGTCAGATGCGGCAGCGATTCGGGGAGAAGAACCTCTCGAAGGCCTCGCAGCGTCTCCTCGCGAAGGGCCAACTGAACCAGCGCCGCGAGATCCTCCACCTCGTCATGCCGAACGAGGACTTCGAGTACGGCGCGTTCGCCACTCGAGGGATGAAGTACCGCTCGCTCTGGGTCGAGATCGCGGCGGAGGAGAACGAGGGCTTCCTGAAGGTCGGCGGGTACCGGCAGTTCCCGGTGGCGCCGGGGCGCTGGGACGTCTTCGGGGCCGACGAGATCTACGGCATCGGGCCGGTACGGGAGTTCCTCCCCGACATCCAGCAGCTGCAGCACGCGGAGACCACGAAGGTCACGCTGCTCGACAAGATGCTGACCCCGCCGATGCAGACGCCGCCCGGGGCCGACCCGCCCTCGCTGCTCGCCGGCGCGCAGACCGACCTCCCCTCGATCCTGGGCGACAAGGTCGAGTTCAAGCCGATGTACGTGCCGGACTGGAACGCGGCCCGCGAGGCTCGCGAGTGCGTCCGGGAACTCGAGCAGCGCATCAAGATCGCCCTGCACGAGGATCTCTGGCGCCTCCTCATCACCCGGGACCAGGAGGATCGGCCCGGCGGGATGACGGCGACCGAGGTGGCGACGCGGCACGAGGAAGCCCTGACGCAACTGGGGCCGACCGTGGACCGCATCCACAACGAGCTCCTCTCCGTCCTCATCCGCCGCGCGCTCCAGATCTGCGCGGAGCGGCGCCTCCTGCCGCCCCCGCCGAAGGAGCTCGTGAAGGCGATCCTCCAGGGCGAGGACGTCCGGGTCGAGTACATCTCGGTCATGGCGCAGGCGCAGCGCCTCCTCGGCCTCGGCGCCATCGAGCGGTACGCCTCCATCGCGATGCAGTTGGCGCGGACCTTCCCGCCCGAGGCCGGCGTCCTCGACAAGATCGACCCCGACGAGCTCCTCGACGCCGCGGCGGACATGCTGGGCATCCCGCCGACCATCAACCGGTCCGACGATCAGGTCGCGCAGATCCGGCTCGGTCGCGCCCGCGACCGGCAGCAGATGGTGAACATGCAGGCGGCGCAGCAACAGGCCGCCGCAGCGCGCGACCAGGCCGCGGCCGCGCAGGCGCAGGGGAACGGCGACTCGGCGCTCTCGAGGCTCCTCACCCAGTACGGTCCTGCGGCGGAGTCCACGCAGACCGACGTGACCCCGCAACCGGTGGCGTAGACCATGCCCTCCGAACCCGCCCTCCGACCGACCACCGACTCCATCACGCTCCGCGAGCGCTTGGAGACCGCGAAGCAGATGGCCGAGCGCCGGCGCATCGAGTCCCTGCGCAAGGTGCTCTCCTCGCCCGAGGGCGTCTTCGTGTGGGTCTGGATCCGGCGGGAGTGCTGCCTCGCGGACAAGGCGGCGCCGCACGGCGACCTCTCGCGCTTCGAGGGCCGGCGCGACGTCGCCTACACGATGGACCTCGCGCTGAAGGACTACCCGGACCTCATGGAGCGCATCGCGCGGCTCGAGGCCCAGGTGCGGACCGATGACGCGATGTACCACGCAGATTCGAGGAAGCTCGAAGGGAGCAAGTGACCATGGATCCGAAGGCCGACGTGGACGTGAAGCCGAAGGACGGAGCCGACCCGGGCAAGGGTACCGCGAAGCCGCCCGCCGACGCGCCGCCCAAGGACGCAGCGCCGAAGGACCCCGCCCCGAAGGACGTGGCGGCGAAGCCCGACGATGACCCCGGCGAGCTCGGGACCATCTTCGATGACCCGAAGGACAAGGGCGCGGACGGAAAGGAGAAGGCCCCGGAGAAGGCGGCCGACCTCAAGTTCAACGCGCCCGACGATCTGAAGGAGCTCTTCGGTGACGGCAAGGACTACCTCGCCTTCGCGAAGGAGCACGGTCTCGACCAGAAGAAGCTCGACGCCCTCACCGCGTTGCAGGCCGACCGGATGAAGGCAGCCATCCAGGAGTCGGAGCAGGAAGCCGAGAAGATGTCGCTCGAGTGGAGGCGTGACCTCGCCTCCGATGCGAAGCTGGGCGGCGCGAAGCTCTCCGAGACGATGCGTGTCGCGGAGCGCGGGGCGCGCGCCCTGGGCGGTTCCACGCTGGCGGTGGCGCTCGCAAAGCACCTCCGCGGCGAGGACGTCATCCCCGGACCGATGCTGGTCCGCGCCCTCCACATGGCCGGCCTCGCGCAGAACGAGGACCGGATCGGTGAGAGGGGCGGCCCCATCGTCAAGGAAGACGACTCCGCCCTCACGCCGACGGAGCGCGACTTCAAGGCTCAGTTCCCCGCCACCTGGAAGAAGATGCAGGAGGAGAGACGCGCTCGGTCGAACTAGCCCGAGCGAAAACCACTCGCAGTAGCGACTCGAAAGGAGTCGGGCCGTGGCAGACGACAGGCTGACAATCTACGACTTCAACCGCAGCAAGAACCCGGACGGCACGCAGGCGAAGATCGTGGAGGTTCTCGCTCAGGAGAACCCCGCGATCCAGGACGCGCCCGCGTACCCGAGCAACGCCGACATCGGGCACCGCGTCACCATCCAGCGGAACCTCCCCGCGGTCGGCACCGCGAAGATCAACAAGGGCATCACCCGGTCGAAGGGCACCACCGAGCAGATCGTGGACGCCATCGGCTACTGGGCGGCCCGCTCCGAGGTCGATCCCCGCATCCGCAAGGTGTACGGCGAGGCCGCGTACATGTCGCGGCGGATGGGCGAGAACCGGATGTTCGCGGAGGCCTTCTCCCAGGCCACGTGCAATGCCCTGTTCTACGGGAACCACGCGACGGACGAGTCGTCCTTCGACGGCTTCTCCCCGCGCATGGGCTCGCTGAACACCGCGAGCTTCATCGACCCGTTCGTGCTGAACATGGCGTACAGCGTCTCCGTCTCCGGTGGCGACGGGTGCTCGATCTACGTCATCGATTGGGGTCCCGACGCCTGCCACCTCATCTACCCGAAGGAGTACTCGGGGTCGATGGGGCTCGTGATCGAGGACCTCCCCGATCGCGACGGGACCGACGTGGACGGCACGTCGATGCGCGTGGACGTCACCGAGTTCCACTGGTTCCTCGGCCTCGCGTGCGAGAACCGGCGGCACATGGGGCGGCTCGCGAACATCGACCTCTCCGACGCGCTGCTCGCGAGCCCGACCCAGGGCTTCCTCCTGGACGAGCTCGAGAAGGTGCTCTCCTACATGCCGGATCCGGGGGGCGCGACCCGCGTGATGTACGGGCCGACCTTCCTCGAGCCGGGCTGGAGGAAGCAGGCGCGCAGCCGCGCCAACCAGGCGCTCACGATCCAGGACTACCTCGGGAAGCAGATCGTCCACCTGTGGGGCATCCCCTACCGCTCGGTCCGACAGCTGTCCACGGCCGAGTCCACGGTCAGCTAACCGGCTGACGGAAAGGACAA